GGTATACCAGCTTTGACATAGGGGACCATATCTATTTTGGATGCTAAATTGCTATTTATATCATCTTTGACTTGCTTTAAGTAAGCGCTGGATGGGACCTTATTTGTAGCGGTAGACTCTGTCTGTACAATATCTGTCTTAGCAACATAATTAGCCAGTTTTAATAAAAGGGCATCATTCGTCACTGCCTTGTTAATAATAAAATCCCCTACCTTATCCAGGAAGGTCTGCAAGATTGTTTTTTTATTCTTTGTCCCGTCAATGATTCCCGATGTGTCTATAATGGTAATAGCATCGGCTGACGCCTCATTAAACCCTTTGGCCATATACCGCCAGTCTGCACCGTCTGACGGCGTGACGCCATGCAGATTATCCTTTAGTGCCACATAGGTACTACCCTCATGGTATACCGCATTGTATTTATTATACGTGGCATCCGCGCTGTATACCCCCTTGTCTGCATAGCCAACATTTCCTAACTTTGTATATCCTTCTGGTGCTGCCATAATATCCTCCTTATGCTACGATTTTCCAGTACAGTATCGCGTCAGCTACAACAAAATCAACTCCGGCCCCACCTTTTTGATAAAGCGCACCGGTCTCTACATCCAGATAAAAGTCAGGAGCTGTAATCTGCGAATACTGACTAGCCCTGTCAGCTTCATCCTTTGCCCTGTCAGCCTGGGTCTTAGATTGCTGGCTGTAATACTCGCTGTTATTTGTATCCTCCCCTGGCCTTGTTCCGGTTCCTCCATGGGCCCAGCTTTCTGACAGCATGGCTGATTCGTCTGCTTCTTCTTTTGCGGTCTCTGCCAGTTGCCGTTGCTCCGTGGTTTCCGCCAACTTCGTATCTGCATACTGCTTATATTTCTCTGTAATCTCATTGGCATGGTCAACGGCGCCCTGCGCTTCTTGCCGTACCTGTTGTACATCACTGGTCGCCTGGTCAACAGCTTCACCTTTCTCAACCAGATAATCCACAGCGCCGTTCATCTGGTTTTGCAGCTCTGTCAATGCCTCCACATTAGCAGACCTGACCTGCCGTCCATATCTGGCATTCTTCCAGTCCTGTATCTGCTGATTTATGTCGATATGTACTGGTCGTACTGCCATAACAATCACCTTCCTTTCGGCATACAAAAAGAGCGGGGACAATGCCTCGCTCTCGACAATCCATATCAAATCCTATTCATGACTGGTGCAATCTGGAATGTACTGAGTTTCCAGATAGGTAATAAACTCAGGGTCTGTACAAGTCACCAGGCCGTCTGCAGCAGTCTTATGGCCGTTCCAATAATCATATCCTTCTACCAGCTCGCCGTACCCATTAAAGGCATACAGCACACCGTCAATCTTGGTGATATCCACCGGGATGGTATAGTCATCAAACTGGAAGGACCAGACTCCATCTTCTGACTGACTCCATTTGCCAGAATAAGTCTCACGATTTTTCAATTGGTTACCCTCGCACCAACGTGTCATAAGCCCCGCATCATGTTTATTCTGTAAAGTATCTCTGCGCACTTTTACTGTTCTTAATTCACTCGCTTGAAACTGTACGCATAAATCATTATGTAACCATGTCCATCTATACCTATACGCATAGTTACTATCTTTTGCCGGCGTTGATGCATAAACTGTCGGTTCATTTGGGTCATTAGGATTATTATACTCAACTTCCAAAGCTAATGCATTAAAAGACAATAATAATGATATTAATACACTTAATAAGATTGCAAATTTTCTCATAGAAATACCCCCTTATAACCGCATTATATATCATTACCTCTTTTAATTCAACCCTCCCTTCATTAACTGCCAAATACTTTATTGTGTAGTAATTTTATTTCATCAGTTAAACTCCAATTATCCCACCAAGGGTCTGATAGATAAATCTCCTTACAATCTATACGCCCTGTATTGATTCCTCCCCAGCCAATGCGAGTAAGTGTACCATTATGCTGTAATGTTATGCTTACTGGCGCATCAAACCAAGAACTTGATGCAATTTGTATAGAATGTTCACTATCCCTACTATAAAGCAATCCCGCACCATTACTTGAAATTCCAAAATCCCCAATCCAAGTATAATTAGGTGTAATCCATGTATTTCCTATAGCAATCTGACCGGAGTTGATTGCCACAGCTCCATCATCGTCCACATAAAAGGTCCCGTTACCTATGTCAATTGTACAGCCAATGATATTCGAACCAATTATGGTGCTGCCTTGAATCACCCCCAGCAGGACGTGCAGCCCTGTATTGTCCCAGCTTCCAATCTCGTTTCCATTGGCATTCTTGACTATAATCTTTCCATCCTTAGCAAGGCCATAGCCGCCTACCTCTAGGATTCCGCCACGGACGCGGTCTGCCAGCATCTGTCCAGCAGTGATAAAATCAGCCACCAGGTTCCCATCAATGGTCCAGGCGTTTCGGTAAGGTCCGTTGATGCCGGACGTTGAAAAACCGATGCCGTTCTGGTTTATCTGGATGATATTCGTTGCGGTCTCTTTATCCGGTGTATTCATAACCAGGATGCGCCAGGGATGCATTTTCTTTCCTGTAACCGGGTCCTGGCTGTCAAGGACGACATATCCCCCCAGCCCTCCCGTGATGAGGTTTGACGCATTGGCAATCTTCCTGGCCAGTTCTTCATATGTTTTTTCATTGGATTCCTGCACCGCTTTTGAAATGCTAACCTGCTTATTCACGGTGGCACCGGTGAAGCTGCTCACTGTGGTCCCAAGGGATATGCTGCCCTTTGCCGGGTCATCCAGGTACATATCGAGCTGGGCCAGCAACAGGTCCTTGCTGACACCATGAGGCTTGCTGATAGCCGTCGTGTAATACCCGACCTGGAAACGCCGGATGTCAACCCCGGTGTAATTCAGGTCTACGGCCGATACCTTAAGCGTATCCGGTATCCCGGCTACCTCTTTAAGGTATTCCCTGGCCTTTTCCAGGAGCCTTGCTGGGTCTGTGATGTCCGGCCATTGGAACGTCCCCCATATCTTTCCGTATTCATCCAGCACAGCCTGTTCCGCCGTGATGTAATCCTTCCCGTCATTGACCGATGTAATATCAACCGTCCCTGTCTGTGTCTCTCCAAGCTCGTCCTGATATTCCACGTCTCCTCCGTAGGGTATCATGCATGTTACCACATTGGTAGCATCCTGGTACTTCGTCAGGTCCAGGAGATTGACACCAAAACGTATCTGCTGTTCATTCTTACCTCCATAGTCGTAGGTGTAATTAAGATACTTCTTGCCGTCCCTGTATTCAACCCATATGTATCCACCATGGACGTCTATCAACTGCGCTTTCAGCGTGTTCCAAGTATTGTCAATCTTAGTGGACTCTCGCTTAAGTTCATTGTTTTCATCGGCCACATTCACACGGCCAAGGACAAACTGTTTCCGCTCCTCCACCTGCCCATTATGGTTATCCACCATCTGGGCGAGAAAATCATGGATATTCCCAGTCAATGAGAAAGGGCGCTGGGCGCTGTCAATGAGATAGGCCAGGCTTCCCTCACAGACTACATCCCTAGTGTTATGGAAGTCTGATTCATCCGATAATACACGCCCCTCATATATCAATACTCCGTCCTCTATCACCTGGATGGATGATTTCATCTTTTTCAAGGTGCTGTAATACATATGACTGGAAGGAATACGGAATGTAAGCGCTCCGGTCTTGTTAAGTGTAAGGGTCAACCGTGGCTCAATCACTCTCAGATTTTTGTCGCGCTGGTCATGCAGGCAGTACGTCCTGCCGTCAATCACATTATTGATTTTATACATTATAGGCTTCCTCCCCTATAGCTTACAGTCACTGTACCGTGTCCCGTGAATGTCATCACATGCTCTCCGTCCTTTATCTCAATATCCGGCAGATAGTTCTCTCCCGCTTTTAGGTCAAATGTCTCTCCCCCATATCCCACCTGCATGTCGGATGACACTGTAATCTTTGGCACCACCGGCATGGGGGAACCAATGACAGTAAGTGCAAGTGTTCCGTCCACGTTTTGGTTTCCATACTCCTTGATTACCCCTTCCTCAAAATCGAAGGGGTCCCAGAGCCAGTCCTCATCCGTAGCAGTGAGCTCGTATTTATACGGGTCGCATTCAAATTTCAGTGTCACAAGGCTGAACATCCGGTTCTTTTTTTCATACTCACAGGTCCCGCGTCCCAGGTAATAAAACCCATTGTCCCAGTCCAGAACAATCTTCCGTTTCTTTCCATGCAGATAATTACTGAGCTGGCTCATACGTCCAGCCCAGTCATAATAGCTCCGGTCCTCTATGTCACATTCAATCGTAATCTTGCGGTCCTCATACCGGGTGCCGAAGTAATCCGTCATATCAAGGTACCCATCTGCTCCCGGTATGTCAATCTTACTCTCCTTTACGGATGGGAACCCTATATTGATAGATTTAATTCGGAGGCCAAAATCATCATATGTGTGCTTCTCTTCATCAAAGGTAATTCCTAGATATTTCATTCCATATCCCTTCCTTCCATCCTTCCACGGTTTCCCAGGTTGTCATTCACAGGTTCAGACACAATGCTTCCCACATTCTTCCCGTCCATATTGACAGATACACCGTCCATAGCATTTGCCATTTCCTGTCCCATCCTACGGTAATCCACAGCATATCCCGGACCGTATCCTTCATTTCCATAGGTGCTAGCGGGGAGGCTGGATGTACCAGTCACAGATCCGACACCTGCCAGTGCTGCATTGATGCCTCCATTCCCCGTCATAGCGCCTGCGGCCGCCTGCATTGCATTGGAAACCACGGCCTGTACCGCTGCCTGCAGCTGGCCGGACATGGACCGGATACCATCTATCATACTTGTGATGGACTGTTTCCCCACATCCGACATACTGGACGGAAGCGTGTCCACAGAGCCAAGTACATTCCTGGCAATGGCCTTGAACTGCTCCAGGTTCTCGGTGGAGCCGGATGCATCCTTGATGGACCCGGCCATAGCAGAAACAAGAGCCACCGCATTCTGAGCCGCCGTCAACTTCATAGTCTCCAATGGCTGGTTGAGAGCCACACCAAGCTCTGTCATGGAAGATACATATTCCTGCTGGTATTTTACCAGTTCTGCCGATGTCTCCAGCTGCATCTGTGCAATCTGCTTGGATATCTCCCCGCGCATTGGCTCCATTTCTGCCACCGCTTCCTGGCGTGCAATGCGGTTTTTAGCCTTGAACAGGCTCACATATTCATCCAGCTGGTCGTCACTCATTTCCGTCATAAGCTGGATTTCGGCTGCCGCCTTAGGTCCAAGTTCCTGCAGTTCCGCCAGAAGGTCGTCACCAATGCCACGGCGTTCCAGGTCCCTCAGGTTCTTGCGCCACTGTTTCAACCCGTCCACCTGCGATTGCAAGTTATTAAGCAGGTCATCCGATGTCAGGTCTGTACTGGAATCAAATGCATCGAACAACCCATACGCTGACTTAATCTGGTCTGCCCGCTGGTTGACGGCATCCTTGTACTGGTTATTGAGGTCCTTAATTCTGTCGTTCAGGTCCTTGTACGCATTCGCAACCTTGTCTGTATAATCCTCTTCGGCTTCCAGCATCCTATCATTCAGGTCCTTCTTGGCTGTCAGATATTCCTTATCGGCGTCAATTCTGGCCTGTGTGCCTTCTTTGGTCTGCTTGCGTACCTCGTCCCAATACCCAGCCTCATCCGCAAGGGTGAGACGGTTATAAGCCTTATGGTTTTCCAGTTTCTTTTTGGCTGCCTCCAGGGTGGCCTGTGCGACCTCCTCCGCGCTCTTTTGGGCGTATTTCTTATTGGCCCGGATTCCATCAGCGATACCAAGGGATATATTGCGTCCAACCTCGTCCCGGAACACACGCGATGGAGAGTGGATACCTAACAGGCTCTTAAGGCCGTTCAAGGCTGATTCACCTACACTCTTGGCGGCATCAATGATGGTACCAAGAGAGTTTTTAAGGCCGTTTGCGATTCCTTTTACAATATCCTTACCAATCTGTATCCAGTCAAATTCTAAGAACTTTGCTTTGACACTGGTAAATACCTGCGGCAGTTTTCCGACCAGTTCCGGGATGGCCTGTATGATTCCGGCTGCAAGTTGGCCCAGTAATTCAATTCCCTTCTGCAAGATTTCCGGGAGGTGGCTTGCAATTGTGGCGATTATCTGTATCAGTGCCTCGGCGGCGGCCCCAATAACGGCCGGCAGATTTGACAGGATTCCCTGAGCCAGCTGCCCAATGAGCTTGATTCCCGTCTCCAGGATTTGCGGCAGGATTCCAAGGAATACATCATATAACTTACTTATGATGTTTCCGGCATTCGTTATCAGGGATGGTGCCTTGCTTAATAACCCCTGTGTAAACTGATTAATTGCATTGGCTCCCTGTTGCAGCAGCTGCGGCAGTTTTGTGCTGATTACGGATGTAAACTGATTGAACAGATTTGCAGCCTGCGTCTGCAGCGTCGGCGCATTGTTCAGCAGTCCCTGGACAATGCCCTCAATAATAGACCATCCAAGCGACAACAGGGATGGGACCAACATGATGATGCCCTGAACGATGGCAATAAGCAGAGAACCTCCTGCCTCCAGCAATTGGGGCATATTTTCATTCAGGCCCTGTATCAGCGTATCAACAAAGGATACGGCAAGTTCAATAAAGGCGGGCAGCTGCTCAACAAGACCTGTCGCGATATCCGTTACAAGACCTGCGCCCATTTGAATAAATTGGTCTGCATTGCCTTCAAATTCCTGCCACAGTTCCTCGACCACCATTGGCACTGTTTCTGCCAGCCTTGGGATAATTTCTCCCAGGTTCTTCCCTACATTTCGGGCAACCGTGGCAACCGCATCCGCCAGCTCTTTGGCGGTTCCAGAACCATTCAAGAAGTTGTCAAAGGCTGCCTTTGCGGCGTTCATGGACCCCTCGATGGTAGTAGAGGCTTCCTTGGCTGTTGTGCCGGTTATATCAAGTTCACCCTGGATTACATGAATAGCAGAGTATACGTCATTCAGATTGCTGATGTCATATTTCACGCCGGATATTTTGGTGGCATCCGCGAGGAGACGGTTCATTTCCTCCTTTGTTCCGCCATAACCCAGTTTCAGATTATCCAGCATCGTATAATTCTGCTTTGCGAATCCCTGATATGCGTTCTGGATGGATGTCATGTCCGTACCCATCTTATTGGCGTTATCAGACATGTCCACCATTGCCATGTCGGCTATCTTTGCTGCTTCTGCCGTATCTCCGGCCACGCTCTGTAATAGTGATGCGGAAAAACTGGTGACACTCTGCATGTACTCATTGGCTGACAAACCCGCAGTCTTATAGGCATTGTTTGCATTCTCTATGACTGTCTTGGCATTTTCCTTGAAAAGCGTTTCCACGCCGCCCACATTCTGTTCCAGGCTGGCTACAGAACCTAATGCAGCCTTTGACATACCGGCAAAAGCGGCAGTGATTCCAGCGACTGAGGCTCCCAGGACCGCCAGTCCCCCCTTGGCTATCCCGCCAAGTTTGCTGATACCGCTTGAAAATCCCTTTTCGTCAACCCTTGTATCAAAATTCAGATGGCCGTCGGCCTCAAATAATTGTAAGTCAAAATAAGCCATACTACTCCTTTCGCAGTAGCACGGCTCATTGGCTCACAGATGCTAAATCCTTATTTCAAATTCCTTTCTGCACTCCTTACATTTCACATATACCCCATTGCTATGGGCTGTATTATCATATAACACGGTATTCTTCCCACAATGAGGACATCGGTACCACTTGCGCAGCAAAGGGGGCTTTTCTATCTCTTTCATCATCCAAACATATCCCCTATCTCATAATCAGATGGAGCTGGCTGCGGAATGGCAATGGCCCTCTGTATCCGCTGTATCCGCTGGCGTTCCTTCACATCCTTGATATCAGCTGTGTTTGTGTTCCGGTACATTACCCGCTGCTTAAACTCTGTATCAGACGACAGGCCGTCTAAAAGGATGCGAAACTTCCACCAGTGCATGTCTGTTTCCGTGAGGTCAATCTTATAATCCTGCCAGAACCCCGATATGATGTATTTTGCATCGAACGCAAAATCATACAACGGCTTTGGTATCACCGGCTCTAATTCCTCGTCTGCGCCCTCTGATTCACCGCCCATCTCTATCGTGCACTCATCCATACGAAAAAATTTCATAAGTGGCTCATGGGCATCCCCCCATTGCCAATGTGGTATGTTTTCCAGATACATCTCCATCATGAGAGTCATCTTCTCATCCTGGCTGAGTCCGTCACATCTTATCATATCAATGAACCGCAGCCAGTCCTTGAAATCAGTCACAATTTCACGTTCTACGCCATACAGATTGACCGATTCAGGATAGGCTTCATAAAGCAAGTTCATGCTCATGCACGCTGTCCCCCATTCCAGTTCTTATTCCTCTGTTGGTTGTTCCGTCGCTGCTGGCGGTTTTGCCGTGGGGCATATCGGCTCATCAGCTGCCCTCTCTGCTGGACAGCCTCCTCATTGCAGCGCATACAGGCTCCCATAAAAGCAGCATAGGCCAGGTCACACATTCCTGCGTTCATCTTTCCATCAAATAATTTCTTTGCCGTCCCGGTGCCGTATATATCATCAAACAGGTTATGAAAGAGGCCGCAGTATCCGCGTATCAGTTCACTGTTGTTTCCGGCCTTCTGCACCTTCTTTTCATCCTGTCCCATCCGTTCAAATGCCTTTTCATACTTTTCAGCAAAATCAGCGTCCTGCAGGTCTACCTCAAACTCAATGTTGTTATAACTCCACTTCTGGCTCATAGGCTCACTCCTTTATTCTTATGTTCCCGGAGCAGGATCCGGCGCACTGCCCTCGGTAAATGTCACTGTCTGCCACTTATCAGCGGATGTCGCTGTTCCCAGCACGGCCTCTCCTGCAGCGCGGAAGTTTCCGGAATAAATCAAGGCATCCGTTCCGTCGCCGGTTGTATCCGGTATAACGCTGTAAGCACGTTTCCGTGCTACTTTTGCGTCCCCATCTGTAAACAGGTCAACCGTTACGATTTCCACGGTCGCATCGGAACCAGTGTACTCGTTGTCCGTGATATCGGCCAGCTTCTCATGTACTGAGTATGGGCTGTGCCGGTCAAAACTGTATCCTATCTGGGTCGCATAGCCCACCACGTCCGACCGTTCGGTGTCCTCATCCACATACTGTCTGGAATACTCTTTGGCGCTCTTGGATTCCGACATAGACGAGAACCCCTGCATTCTTATGAATTTAGGTTCTGCGGTTGTACCCACATTCAGGAACGAAACCCGCTTGGAACGCTTAATCAGCTTACCATCGTTAAGCTTATCTGCATTTGCCATATAATCATCTCCTTATTCGTATAATAACCTGAGCTGTACCTGATACTTTGCCAGGTCCGCATCAGACCCAAACAGGTAATAGCTCGACATCAACGTGTTTGATATCACCTGACGTCCCTCCAGCATAGGCAGTATACCTTCATCATCCTGCCTTTCTACCCAGTCAGCCAGATTCTGATAAAAAAATGAATTGTCTATCATGGTCCGGGCATCCCCGTCATAGGCCTCCTTGGAGGTAAAAGAGTATTGGAACTGGTATATCTTCCCTCCATCCACATACTCCTTATAAACAGGTTCTGCCGGGATTGGGTCGAGGCTGTATGACCGGCTGTCCGGCAGGTAATCAATATTAAACTCTCCGTCCCTCAGGTACGGGCAGCCCATGAAATACTGTCTCAGGGCTGCAATCACTGACTCATTATTTATTGTTTGCGGCAATCTGGTTTGCTCCCTTCTGTATGGTTTCGGCCTTGGATGTTTTCATCCTCTCAAACCACAATCTTCCCCGGTTCCCTCCATCCCCTTTGCCTTCATAGTACTGTTTCCTTGCATAAGGGGCCAGGTACTCAATCTTTCCACTCCCGATGACCGTTCCCAGGGTTGCGGACTTTATCATGTATCCTGTGCGCCTCGATGTAAGTGGGTCCATATACCGCAGACACTCGGAATCCACAAATGCCTGCGCATTGGAAAAGGCCTCTGACTTTTCCCTTGCGAAACCAGGATTCCACTCCAGTTTGGCGGTGACAGTTCCCCCCTTACTTTTTGTCTGGTATACACTTCCACGCGGGGTTGTGATTTGGAATATACGTTTTTGCGCCATTACACACCTCCCACCCGCCAATGCTTTAGACCGCCATGACGGTTGTCTGACCATGATGTAACCTTAAATGCTGGCCGGCTCTCTTTCCGCAGGTCTGCCGGCTTTTCAATGTCTGGCCCAATTCCCTTGACGATGTAATCATCATTTTTCAGTGTCCATGTGCCAACGGCCCCTGCATATTCATCCGGTGGAACATATTGACTGCCGCCAAAATCAGCATGAACCGGTATCCTCACCTTATAGGCATCAGCAGATGCAAGTCCGCCATCTGTCAGGCTGACCTTGTTGTCCACATAGAACCATACCCCTTTTATCATTGTACGGTGCCAGACCCGCATCCGTCTCTCAGGGTCAAGGTAAGAATTATAGACTGTTATGTCTGCATTCGTAAGCATGTCCACACCCCACTTTCCGCCTCAGCCAGCCAGTAGGTAACAGATACATATACACAGCATCATAGGCCTTCCGTCTGACCGCTTCTTCCGCCGTCTGACCGTCTGTCTGCTCCACTACATAAGATACGGAATAGCCATCATTGTTCTCAGACCGGACAGGACCCGCCTTTCCTTCCGCCCTTCTCCGCTCCTGCTCCTGTTCGGCCTCATAATACACGTCTGCTGCTGCGCAGACCGCATCCTTTACCATGTCATTTGGTATGGCGAATACGTCACCATTCAGATGGGTAAGGTATCGGATGTACGCTTCTGCCCTGCGCTCAGATGCCGGGAAGGCATCTTCCGGCATTTTCCCACCATGCTCAATCTGATAATATTTGTAATCCACATACATCCGTGACCACCCTCCTTATTCTGTTGGTGTTCCAGCCTTCAAGATAGCAAATGGGCATCTTTTGGCCTTATCCGTTTTCATGGAGTTAATCGGATTAGGGATTTCCCATCCAAGTCTCATGACTGCCCTTAACGCCACCATGTCATTCTGCATCAGGTTATACGCAATGGAACCGTCTGTATTCTGAACAACGCCCTCCGTGAACAGCTTAAAGGTGATGTCCTGACGGATTGCATATACCAGCTGGCTGAAATCGCCTGATATCATCAACGCCTTGGATTTGTCAAAGGCGCCGTTGTTGGGGAAGTTCATCGGGCTCCCATCCAGTGAATATGTGGTTCCGTTCTGCATATCGCTCTTAAATATCGGATTTCCTGTCGTATCCTTCAGGCCTCTCAGTTTAGCGCGCATGGAAATATCTGCCATGTGGCCGTTGACGAAATACCCGGATTCCTCAATCTTGGCAATAATTCCATCCTCCGCCATGATTTTGTCATACAGGTCGTCCCCGGTTGAAAGCGTCACGATGGAACCAGCCTTGGTGGCAGTCGTCACTACACCGTCCCTCCATGTGGATGGCTTCTCCACGTCAAACAGAACCGCACCGTCAATCACCTTGCCGAAGGCCTCAATCACCCTCGGCTTTACCTCACCCCAGATGTCATAGTCGGAATCGTCCAGTACTGCCTCCGGGATGGGGACGATGACCGCAATCTCCTCCGCTGTGATAAACTTCTTATCCCAGGCCTGCTTCGTGGTCTTTTTCGCCCCGGTATCCCCGTTAACGAAGTAGGCAATCGGGAGCATGTCAAGTACCGGCATCTTATAAGTTTTGCTGGACATGTTCGGCAATTTCCGTCCACGCTGCAGGACTGCGGACTGTGTCACTACCCCCTGGATAATCTCCCTCGCATTTTCCTCAGGAATGAGCGACGCTGCTCCAGTCCTGTCAATAATCTGCGCGTCGCCTTCAAAAAGCTGTAAATCAAATTTTCTATGTCTCATAAATTCTCCTTATCTTCTTGCTGCCATGCGGATGGCGTTGTTGATAGAATCGTTTGTGTTCTGGGCGCTCCCCGCTCCACCCGCCTGTGCGGAAGTCGTTACGCGGTAACTGCCCTGACCTGTGAATCGTGGGTTATCTTTCAGGAATTTCTCGGCCGCCTTTGTGAAATCTGTTTTATCATCCACCAGCTTACCAACCTTGAACAGCACATAGTCCAGGTCATCCGGCTTTACTCCCTTATCCCGCAGCAGGTTGGAATTCTTCACCTGTTCTAGTTCCTTTAATGCATTGTCCCTTTCCTGCTCAATAGCGGACAGATTTGGTTTCTGCTTCTCCTTGTTTGTCTTATAATCAGCAAGGGCCGCCTTGACCTCATCCTCGGTCATACCCTGCTGCTGGAAATAAGATTTAAGGGCTGCCTGCTCCGCACGATGCGCCCTTGCATTGGCTATCTCCTCCGCCTGTTCAAAACTATAGGTTCCTTTGTTTCCCTCATCACCGGCATTATTCCCCTGGTTTCCCTCAGAGCCGCTTCCGCCGCCGTCCTCGAAAAGCTGTAAATCAAATAATCTCTTTCTCATGTTTAACCTCCGTTTTTAGTGCGTGAACTGTTCCGATGCTTTTTTGTCATCACGTTTTGGACATAATAAAAGCACCCCTGATGAGATGCTATATAAATCGTATACAATTATATTGCGCATTGATATGGCACAATCCCAAGAACCATGTATCAATCAATGCCTTGCCTGTATCATTCAGCTTTTGCCATTTAACTGATACATTGCCGCTTTCCACGGTCTCAGTCAGCCGGATACCCGCTATCTCCCGCAGGCCCTCAATCATAGTCAACGTGATGGCCGATACGGCGGCACACACGATTGACTGGCCTCTCCGGCCATATCCGGCATGTCCTGATAATGACAGACCATCTCGCCTTACCTTTACTTCAATCACCTGGCAGTCCTCCTTCCTGGCGCAATCCTTCCTTGTAAATCATAATAGATTCTTTCCCGTTGTTCCTGTAACCCCATCCGCTCACAAAACGCCTTGTATTCGTCCAGTTGGGCCTGGTACTTGCAACGCGCCAGCATGATATCATCCTGAGATGCGCCGGCCTGCTGTAATAGCTTTACTTTCTGGCGCTGCGCCCTCATGTTGGTTTCCAGATACCGCTGCCGCTGCGTGGCTTCATAAAGAGTATATTCTTTCCCTTTGAACACTTTTTGTCTATCCTCCTTGCGGTTCTGTTCTGCAAGCCACTTATCGCTAAACTGACGTTCAGATATGCCTGGAATGAACGGATAATACTCATGGTAACAGTTTGCACCCTGCAGGCCGGTTACAGTCCCAAGACCACACACTGTCACCAATTCCCGATAGCTCCAGACCTTTCCCTGCCATGTCCGATGGGACGGCCTGGCACCAGCGTGCCAGTCAATCTCAAAATAATCCGTGTGGAGCTTCTGCGCATTTGTTTGTGATATATGGCCGGTCAGCTGTGATAATCCCGTCATAATGGCCCTGCGTGCTGCCACGTCACACCGGCTGGAATATCCGCTGGCATAATCCACAGTGCGCAGTCCTGAGTTAGTCATCTGGCCTACCACACGGCGGATAACCGTATTGTAATCAAAGGCGCCGGAAGTGATTTCTACAATGGCATTATCCAGATACTGATTATAGTAATCTGATAACGGTGAAAATACCTTCCTGCCCCCGCCCATATCCACCATGAATCCCATGGACCGGGTAATGTTATACAGTTCATCGTTGGATTGCTGTATGAGGCCATTCACAAGCTGCTGTAGCTGCTCATTCTGTTCATATGGGATAAACTCCTCATTGACCTGCTCATAAAGCTCTCTTGACCGGGTGTATTGCTTCTCAACTACTTCGTCATAGAGTTTAAATGTCTCTGGGTAGTCATCACCCACAGCGCTCTTAACAATGTCCTCTATGTCTTTGGTGCTGTTTCCAAGGATATAATACCGGTTCAGCTGGTAGTCCGCAGAAGAGCTTATCTGTCCTGTTTTCTTAATCCTCCGTACCACATCCTCCATGATGCGGTTCTCCAGGCTGCGGAACTTTCGTTCCAGCCCTACGGTCATGTGGCTCTCATAAGACCGGTTCATGTTATGGTATCACCCCTGTCTGCTCCGGTATCCTGGCGGCAGCCTTCTCCTCCGTCTCTCCGTACCACTTCGCACGGTATTCTGGGAGGGACATTACTCCCATGGACACGTCTTTCCTGTCCTCATTGCGTTCTGTCTGTTTATCCTCAATGATGGAATCATCAAAGTCAATCGTAATATCCGTATCCTCATTAAGCCCTGCCACCCTTGCGGCAATTCCCAAGCGGATAATAATACGGATAAGCTCTTTTAATACCCCATCCAGTATAAGCTCATGCTTCTGGACGGACCGGTACATGTCACTGTTCTCAGATATGACCTGTGTCGCGGTCTGCGCATTCCCATTTACAAATCGGTATCGTTGGGTACCAAAACCGCATTTAACGGACAGGTAATTAAGGTCGTCGTCTATGGCCTTGCTATGGGCATCCACACGCAGTTCCATGTTGACTTCTTTAATGGCCTCGTTGGTGTCCTTAAGATAATCCTCCGGCAGCCGGTAAAATACTGTATCACTGGTATCAAATGTAGGATTCCCGTACTTATCGTCCAACAGCTCCGGGGCTACAAATATACGTTTCCGTCCCAGGTCAAACTCGTTTGCATAAGAATCATAGGTCAGGTCAATCTTTCGCAGGGTGTCAACCGCATTGGCAAACAACGCAACCCCCATAGGGTTACTGTCATCATCGTCTGCATTATTGACAATGTTCAACCGGTCAATGACAAACTGAGGCCGGTCAGAGCCGGTCTCTATCCGTTCAGCAAGCCCTGAAAACACTGGAAGCTGTGACCATTCTTCCTTTGTAAGCTCCCGCCCTGCTCCGGTCGTGCACTCCACCACAGTATTCTCAATCACATAAAAGCCATCTTTCAAACGATGAAATTGAATCTGTGCGTATTTCTTCCTCCGGCAGGTCTTTGTAAACACAAAAGCACACTCCGTCACTTTCCCATTTTCCCAGGATAACGGAAAGATGTTCGGTGCCTCCAGATAGTTGATTTTCACTGTGCCATTCAGGATATGCCCCTGGTCATCCACCTCCGCGTCAGCCAGATAGGGTACATACGCAACCGTCCCTTTGGCCGCCTTGCGTTCTTGGTATTCATTCCCCTTGGTCATGAAATTATTCTGTCTCAGGACATCCTGCACAAAAGCATCTGTCGTAACATCACCTATGGTAATCTTGACACGTTCATTCAGCAGCAAGTCAGCCATGTCCTCGCATACCTTCTTTGCCATTCCCAGGCTATGCCGCCGGCACCTCGTCCAGGTCCCCTGCCCACCATATACGCGGTAAAAATGAAACTTTCTAACATTACTCCGGTACCAGCTGTCCCATTCCGCAATCTTGCGATAGAATGAGGCGTCAACCGTATCAATATCTTTTTTCTTGAAATACTCAAATATATTCATCCTCATCCTCCTCGTCCAATGGGTTCCTAACTGTTTCTTCGTACTCTTTTGCTGGCAAATAGGGTTTTAATTTACTCCACATCCCCATGACCAGATAACGTATAGCGTCCATGCAATGGTCGTCCACTTTGACAGGTTCTTCCTTCCCGCGTTCAATTGACTTCTTGTCATACTCATAGGTCCCGAATTCATCAATTGCATTCTGCTGCCGCGGCGATACGGTCAACATGTCAAACGTCAGGAGCAGCTGCACGCGGGTAATGCCGGGTTTTACATCGTTTTCCGCCTTTCGTGTCAATATAGTGTAATCGCAGTCACGGGCCTCCCTTTTGATTTCCTCGACCAGCCCCGTTGCTGATGGGTCCAGGTACAAATAAAAATAACTGCAGGAATACGTCTCATACAGTTGGTCCGTGAATGCAATGAAGTCCTTTGCGTATACGGAAGGACTTTTTTGTTTTCCTGACTCTCGCCCGGAATGGAAATACTCATCCAGGCCTGTAAGCCTGTGCTCATATTCATCCAGGCCAAATGCCTGGAAAGTGGTAGCATTCTGCTGCCCGTAATCACCACCTATACCAATAACCCTGTAATGTTGTTTTTCTGGCTTGGCCTTATGCCGGTCTGAAAACATGTAATAAATGACCTCATCCACACCTATGCTCTGCCCCAGCCATACCCAGCGGTACTGCTTCTCGTCTGCCTGGCGCATTACCTCAGCAGAATCAATCAGGTCCTGTCCCAGCCAGTCCGGCGGAACATCCCGGTAATCTGTGTGGATGTGAATGCAGTCATCGCGCTGCTCCATCTTACGGCACCACTTATTGATGGGAGCATTCGGATTCTTTGGAGGATTGTACAGATAAATCATCTGGAATCCACCATGGTTTCCACGGATGAAGGTAGCCTCGATGTTCGCCAGCTCATCCTCGCCTTCCCCATCGTCAAAGAACTCGGTCAACTCGTCCAGGATTACCAGTTTGATGGGCTTATCCTCATCAATGATTCCCTTTGTATCGTCTATACCATCGGAGCCGGCGAAGTACATCGTAGTTCCGTATTTTTTATAGGTTATCTCCATAGGTGACTTCCCAATCTTGAATGCGCTCTTCTGAACGCCCAGACGATTGATACCCCTCAGCATCTCCTTATACACCGTCTTACGCAGTTTGTTGTGATGCTTACGCAGGACAACTACGGAGCCGTTCTTATCACTGATTAGCTGATAGTCAGCCCGGACAGCTGCATAGCTGGACTTCGTGCCGGCGCGCCCGGATGTCAAGATGATGTGTTTATGCTTTGTATCGTTAAAAATCGGTAGGTATTTCGGTATCACTATCTCCGATATCCTGACCTGCTTCTTTGGGCGCATCGTTCACCACCTCCACACCGTCATCCATCTCCGAGGACGCATTCCGCCGCATCCGCTCCGTATCTGCCTTTAGCTGCTCCATCCGTATCTTCTGTTCCTCCAGGTCTGTCTCAGATTTGGAAGTCTGTCCCAAAACGTCCTTGATGGCCATGAAAGCCTTCACATCCCCGCGCATGGCCTTTTCTATCATAGCCATAGTAATAATCTCCTCATAGGTACTTTCACCCCCATCGGCACGCAATATATCAGACAGGCCTTCAACCTCAGCCTTCATTGTCAGAAGCCTGTTCATCGTATCCCTCATGGCGGCCTTTCGCCTCCGGGCCTCACCGGATGCCTTACCGCCTGCAATTGCTATTTCTCGCTGTTCCCTCGCTGTTCGCTCATGGAAGCCATGTCCATTTAGGTTTTCATTGTTAGCCATCACCTCACCTTCCTATCTGGCTGTTTTAAGTATAGAAAAAGAGACAGCCCAAGCTGTCCCCTTAACTATTCTTGACTAAATTAATGTACCAATAATTTGTAAAATTCCCCCCACTATTATCAGCAAACAACCACAAATTACATAGGTCTTTTCTTTTTTGAATGATTCCTGCGTATTATCAAGCTGCTCACAGGTTCCAACTCTCTCAATTTTAGCGGTAAGAATATTCCATAAACTAAAAATAGTCCCTACTGTACAGATAAATATTCCCACAACGCATAATAATTCTTTTATATTCATTACATTCTCTCCCTTCTCCTTTCTCCTATAATAACTCAAAATATAGCAAAAGAAAAGTATCGCATAAGAAAAGGAGGCCCCGGACGCCCTAAGTTTCAGGCGCCGGGAAATTGGTAACAGAAAAGGCACCCATTGCTGGATGCCTGAATGCTTACACTTTTCTCATTTTAAATTATATCACATATCAGCGTGACAAACGTGACAATTTTACTTGACGCGCATAAATCTTGAAAATTTTTGTTTACAAGCCTCCGCAGTATACCCCTCTCCCATTGCTTCGGCTACTTCATCCCAGTTTTTTCTGTCAATACAGTAAAATTCTGTAATACGTCTTAATTCACTATCATCAATGCTGTAAATATATTCTTCCGCATCGGCAACCATCATTTCAATTCTGGATACATGAAGCTCCTTCTTTGCTTTCCTCTCCCTAAGCCTGGCACGCTTCCGATTGATGGCCGAATGGTCGTTCTCTCCACGAATCACACAGGTTCCAAGTGGTTTCTTTCCTCGTTTTCCTCTTGTCACAACATCTGTAACTTCCCTATCAAGCGGAAGCATAGACCTAATTTCTGCTTCCAAATTCTGTATTCTACGTTCTTCATCTTCTGCCTCTTTTATCATGCTTGCATATTGTTTTAATATGCTCTTATCTGCCATTCTAAAACCTCCTTACCCCGCGCACTTGCCATGTACAGCCTGTGTCTCCTCCGGGTCCTCAATTATATAACACTCCATAGTCGTGTTAACATTGCTATGTCCCAGGACCGCCGCTATGTCCTTAAGTGATGCCCCATGCCGGGCCATGTATGTAGCCAGGTACGCCCTGAACCTGTGTGGGTGCAGATTTAATCCATCCAGACGCTGGTCATTGGTCACTATATCTTTAAGCATTTTGCGTATGGTGCAGGTGCATACCCTGCCGTACACACCCTTGGTTTTGCGGTAGTTGATAAACAAGGCCTCGCTGGTGTCTGGCAATGCCCGGCGCCATTCAAGGTATGCCTCCAGATGTACAATAGCGCGTGGTGTGAAGAACGCCGGCCGCTCCTTTCGTCCCTTTCCGTAGATAATGCAGCGCTTCCTGCTAATATCTATATCACCCACATCTAATCCGACCAGCTCTGATATGCGCATCCCGCGTCCAGATACGGACACGCCCAGCACCCGTACCGTATCCTGCCCTTGTTGTTGCGCTGGCCATCACACCCGTGACGCCCGTTGTCTATGTAGCACTGTCTCATATTACCGTATCACTCCCTTCGGCGGCTGGCGCAGCTCCGGAACCGGACACAGGCTGGTGTACATATAAGGCGGCGCCGTCCGGATGTGCTCTTTGATAGCCTCGTCTGCCTGGGCTGCCAGGGCCTTGCTGCGGTCGATGCGGCTGACCTTGGACTGCTTACTGCCTCTATTTTTCATAGACACCACTGTTCCATTGCGTCCGTTACCACCTTTAGGACCTGTACTGCAAAGGTTAATCCTATATAAAATCCCACCCCTACGATGACGCCAAAGCTGTACCATTCCAGTACTTTTTTAATACACTCCTTGCACATCTTCTGTTTCTCCTTTCGTATCGCAAATATCAGTTTACACGAGTATTCCAAGCTGTGAGTGCTCCGTCCTGAGATGGCCACATCATCCCTGTAGATGCTGCATAGCACTCCTCATTCGTACATTGTACCGCCCAACCATCAAAGGGCGCATATGCAAGTGGTTGTCGTTCTAAGGTTGCTTCACTCCCACAAAAGGGACATTTTTTTATCATATCTTTTATCTGCATCAGATACCTTCTTTCTTTGTCAAATGTTAATCTACAGCATTCTCAACTGCATCAACTATTTCAGCCACTTTGTATTCATCCGCCGCAAACACTCCGTCGCAGCAATAATCTGTTATAGGACATTCGCGGCAGTCATAATAATTTCTGTCGCAAATTTCTTTCGCCATTCTGAAAAATTCTTTTACATCCATATTTCATTCCTCATAACCTTCGTTAAATGCTAATTTAACGGAATAACCGGGCAACAGCTTCTCGCCCCGATATACGCTTTCCTACCACCGTGAGTCCATCCACGGTATATCCACCGCTGTATCCTTCCAGCATGACGCACTCTGTCCCGCAAATATCAAAAGGCTGGCTTCTAACTGTAAAAACCTTCCCCTGGTTCTTTTCAGCCACAACATATTTATCATTCATAATTACAGAATCTCCTATATTCATATCTATCTCACCTTCCTCCAGTTCTCCCGGAAATCCTCAATTTGCCGTTTTTGTTTCTTGTATTCTACAACTGCATCATCATATAGTTTCTTACTGCATTTTGTCGGATTTCCAATGCCTTCCGATTGATAAAAATAAGATTTTCCTTCTTTCCAAAATGTCACATTTCCGCCGATATCCCTGCCCTGGCAAAATACAGTAACCATTTACTTTACACCTCCGTTAAATGTTAATTCTGGTTACAACCTTTTTTCACCTTCTGAATCTTTTTCAGTTTCTCAATCAATAATCCCCGGTTCGTCTCACAATCTCGAAAGAACTTCCCTTCCCGCAGCAGATAGTACTCGTGCCGGCCGTAACCATCATGATATTGGGCCTCATAGCTCCCATCCTTGTACCCATCAAATATCCTTGCGTGGTATACCTTGACCACCATGCTGGTCCCGTCCTCCAGGTCATACCGATAGTACCGCTCTCCGGTCTGTTTCGTCTCAATCCATAACGGCCACATCTCATATGCATCCACGAAGGCAGCCCGTTGGTCATTGTTCTTAAGCACCGGCAGTTCCGGCTGCTCTGGCTTCGGCGGCGGATTCATGATGTCATCCAAATCGCACACATAGCTGGCCAGGGCACAAACCTTTATTTTCAGCCGGCGGATGTGGGTGTCGTTTTCGTCCACCCCGCATCCCAGCCCGGCATGAAGCAGTTTTTTTGCACGTTCCAGTTCTTCCTGGGCAATCTGCAGCTCGGTCAAGGATTCCTTCGGGTCCCGTATGTCCTCCTCCGTTTCTGGAATCTCCGTGAATTCACCATCAATCACGGTATCCTGGGATTCTGACATACCAGGGATATCGTTTTCATGTTCTGATGCCTCATCCTCAGCACATCCCAAGAGGCTGAGTAATTCCTTTACGTACTTGCCCCAGGTCAAGCTCAGAAATGTCTCGCACATATTATCCTGGAAATAAATCCGTTCCGGCCCGCATTGATAAAAGCCGTACTCCGTTGAGCCGCCGTTATGGGGTTCTCCGTGATTGATTATCAGCTCCTGCCTCAGCAGTTTCGCATTCCTGTCATTGACGGCCTGCGCACACGGCTTGGACATGTGATCCTGATAGAAGTCCAGAATACATTCCTCCTGGGAAGGGATGGCTGTTTTCACCTGTTGCACATCCGCAGCATCCAGTGATTGACAATCCGGCTCTGCCTTTGGGGGTTCCAGATGTTCCGAGCGCCGCTGTGAACTATAACATTCCAACTCACAGTCACCGCGCCTGACGCAGTCCCAGCAGCACATCCGGCTGCAGTCCTCCCCGGTTCCCGGGATGAGCTTATGGGCCTCCTCCAGGGTACAGTCAAATTCTGGCCGGTGGATGCACTTCCCGGATTTTTCCGGTAGAATTTTAGGCTCCACAGTTTCTGGTTCTCGCTGGAGTTCCGCATCGGCCTTATTTCCGTGCCAATACTGATATTCCGTCTCCAAACGGATATTTTCTACGTCAAACACTGTCCGGCCCGTTTCTGTATAAAAAACTGTAATGTCTGTTCGTTTAAGGACTTTGTACGTCAGGCCAAATGCCGTCACTTCACATTCTTTTTCCGGCCTGGTGTACCCGTCATCCAGGTATGCCCTTATGACCGCAGCAAATGTGACATCATAGGCATTATCAATCGTCCTGTTTCCGGCTGTGAAATGTCTTACATCAGGTTCTGATTCATGTTGTAACGTCACAACTTTTTGGGCCTCATCTACTTCAATCTCCCCATCCAGCCGCCCCTCTGTCATCTGGGATTCCGGCTCCGAATCCGGTTGCGATATTACAACTTCTGGCTTCCGGATAGCCTGCAGCTGCTTCACCGTCATATCCGGATTGGCCAGGGTCCGCTGTTCTTCCGTCAGGTAAGCCAGCTCCACCAGCTGGGAGACCTTATATTCCCTATACACATCCGCCAGCACCGGGCTGTTCCCGTCCCTGCTCAACTGGTCATTCACCTTAATACACTTACTCGCCCATCCTTTATCCCGGTCATATTTGTCACGGACGAATTCCTCAAAATTTTTATATCCAGCCTCCTGGAAGAGTTTTCTGTCCCGGATGGCCTTTAGGTAAAACCCAACCGCTATGTAGTTCCTGACTGATGACCGCATGTTGGTCTCTATGCAGTCCATGGCCTGCTCCAGGGTCATGTCACGTTCATACCACTGCATTACTTCATACATTAGCTTCCCCTCCATCAGCACATCGGCTCATACTGCCACTTCTTCTCATTCCACTCAACTGCCACCGGCGCCCCGCAGTCATAGCAGTCCACGTCAAATTCAGTCTCCGTCATGTTGGTCAGATACCTGGCCTGCCGGCCGCATTCACATTTTATGTACAGCGGAACCATACGCTCCATCCTTGTCACGGCCCCGCATTCACACCGGTAATGATTCAGCCGTGTCTTGGCACAGAACCCTCTGATCTTTCCACATGCAGGGCATTTCATGTACAGATACCCGCCATACCCTGCGGAGATGATTTTAGGCGCCGGTTCCTCGCCTTCCTTTTCCGGAATCCCTGCTGCTTCCACCACTGTCTCAGCCTCCTGTCTTTCCTGACCTGGATAGACTGTTTCTGCCGATTCCTGAACCGGTGCCACAGCCACGCCTTCCTGCAGCTTCTGTCCCCTGCTTCCAATCAGCCACAGTGATTCTGCCAATTTGCGGAACGCCGTCCGCGCCTGGCCCTCCTCCATGTCCATCACCATATATGCTCCTGGCATTGATATCCTAACTTTCATCATTCCTAACCTCCCACTGGATTAATCCCTTTTTGTTTCCTTCCCATATTTCCTGCTTAATAATACAATCTACCGACAGTAACACAGCCTCCCCTAACCGTAGGATCCTGCTTATTTTCTGCTTCTCACTTTTCGTATCACATATAATCCTTATCATTGGTTTTCTTCCTCCTGCCGCAGGCTTACCTCCAGTTCCTTCACACAGTCCGGGCAAAGCTCAAATCCCCTAAACCTTGTTGCGCAGTCTGGACACATAGGGTTGTCACAGGTCTTTACATAGCTTCTTCGTATCCCCACAGCTATCGTATGCTTCGGCATATCGCATAACTGGGTGGCTTCCTTCTTTCCGCAATATCCGCACATTCCTCTTTTGCTTATTTCGTGGCTTACCGCGTATCCTCCATCATCTTCCCGGTCCCTGTCCTCCAGTGCCTCATACACTGCTTTCAACACCCCTGCTTCAAATGGATCACCGGAGCCGGGTTCGTAGTATTCCCTCATCATTTCATACAGTTCATCGGGGTTGTACATTCCCATTCCCCGCTCCAAACATTCAATAGCCCTGCCAAATACCTGCCTGCAGTACGCAACGGCTTTCTTATTCTGGTTGGACAGATGATTCAGAAGCTTTTCATAAGGCTCCCGGTACTTCCCCTGCAGCTCTTCTCTGGGCACCATCTGTTCGTTTTTCATCCGTATCTGATCCAGACGCTTGACTTCTTTCAACTGGTCTGATAAAATCATCAAAACACTCCTTTCAAGGTATGTGGGGCAAAAACGGGAATTAAAAATGCCCCCCAAAAACAACGTATTTACAAGGAGTTCCGGCATTGGGGGGCAAAAGGGGCAAAAGAAAAGTTATTTTATATTTATTATATATTTTTTTATTTTTAAACCGAAAGAATATATACTGCCCCTTTTGCCCCCCATATTTAAAAAAGTAAGTAAATACAAGGCTTTGCAGGCTAACAGAGGTTTCCTATTTTTGCCCCCTTTACTGCCCCCCAATTGCCCCCTGCTGCCCCCTTCCTACATCTGAGGGAATGGGAGCGTCTGCTGTTCATTTTCATCCACCTGGATAAAATCGCCTTTCAGTTCAATCCCCACAAAATACATGATCCCTTTGACCTTCACTTCCTCAAACCCCTTTTCCCGCAGGTTTGAAAAGAATATATTCTTCTTATAGATGACGCGCTCATTTTCCTCGCAGTACCGCCTGTACTCCTCAAACAGGTCGCTCCGTTTAATCCTTCCTCCCGGCGTCTTCTGAAGACAGTCCTCCAGGAATGCCTTCCCGCTGTCCGCCTCCTTGTATAATTCATTCACCAGCCGTTCACTGTTCCTTGATGCCTTCAGTTCACCGTTTTCACTTGCGTACATCTCTCCCAGGGCGTTCACCGCGGCCAGAATCGTACAGCCCACCTCCGCTGCCAGCTTCTCATCCAGTCCATAGTCCTTCTTCTGCGGCTTCTTGTTCATCTCAAAGATGAGAAGGCGCCGGTAATACGCATCTGACTTTTCGTCCAGATTGAGCGGTATCTTGTTCGCGGAGAAAAGCAGCTTTGCGTAGCTGCGGAAGGTCACCGGGTCACGTCCCTTTTTTTCATACATCAGCGCGTCCTCGCCTGTGGCCTTCTTAATCACATCGATGCTGTCCATAGCGCTGGAAGGAATATCCGCGCATGAATTTAAAAGCTGGCAGTACAGATTGGTCGCGTAGAACCTTTTGTTGAGGTCCTGCAGCGGGATGTTGGAACAGTTATCCCCTCCTATGATTGTCTCAAACAGGTTGATAATGCGGCTCTTACCCGTACCGCCGGTACCCTTGATGATCATAAACTTCTGCTGCCTGGTATCCCGGGTCATGCAGTAGCCAAGATACTGCAGCAGCATCCGGCGGTCATCCGGCCCCGCGGATATCTCTGTCAGGAACCGGTCTGTAAACCGCCATCCGTTTTCCAGATCCAGGTCCGGATGAATCTCATGAGGGATCTGATTGATGGAGAAATATTCCTTCCTGTGCGGCCGGAGCTTATGCTCTACCACATCATACATGCCGTTTTTAAAATTAATCCATGTAACCGGATACCGGTTCAGGTCCGTAAACTCCCGCTGGATGTCCTCCTGAATCAGCAGCAGGTTGAATATCTGATTCAGCGCAGCTGACTTAATAAATTCCGTGTACAGCAGTTCCTGTATCCGGTTCTTGATGCGCGTCCCGTCCCGGTCCTCGCGGAACACCCCGCACTCATAAAGGTACAGAACCCCGTTCATGGCGAACATGTCCATTTCCTGCATCAGGTAATCCACCACGGCCTTGTCAATGACGCGCCTGGGGTTGCCGTATTTGTCCAGCTGGTGGAACTGTCGTTTAAACTGAACCTCACTGCCCGGGCCGGTGAGGCGCTGTGCATACCGCAGCAGGCATTCCTTCAGCTCCTCCAGGTTCTCCGGCAGGGACAGGTATTCCTTTCCGCGGAACAGCTTCCAGCCGTCCTCCTGGTATGTGATGCCGCCTACACGCCGGAGAAGTTCCCTGATTTCTTCGTTTACCCCTTTGCGGTAACAGGCCAGCACGTATGTATAATCACACATACAGGTTCCCGTGTTGGCCTTCTCCTCCATGTACTTCCGAAAACTTTCCAGGGTAAAGTACTGCTCCGTCATCTGGTCCCTTCCAATGAATACCGCCTTCCGGCCGGCGGCGATAATCTGTCCGCACAGTGTCACATCATCGTTGATGAAAAGCAGGCGGTCCTCACCCGGCTCTGTCCGTATCATGTTGTCAAATATGGTTTTATTCATTCCGCTTTGCTCCTGATGGCCGGGTTCCCGGCCTGAGTATTAATTAAATGGCAGGCCCTCGTCCTCTACCTTATCCGGGATATGGGTGAACCCTCCCCCGACATCCACGGGCAGTTCCGGCTGGGCCGCCGGCTGCCTGGATGGGTCGAACCGCGTCACATTGGGAAATGTCTTCCCGTTATAGGTCCGTTCCTCTACTGTGGCCAGAAAGCTCCGGTGCATCATCACCTTTCCGAACCACTCCGGGGAGGGGAAGTCATAGCCATCCGGCACGCCCGTTGCCTTGGCGATTGCACTGAGCCTCCATGCCCCATTCTCGGTGAAAGTGAACCGATCATAACGCAGACGCCCACCCTGTGATTCCTGTTGTATATCCCTGCGAATTTCGTATTCCAGCACAATCTGCTGGTTTCCGTTAGGGCTGGTTACCACATCAAACGCTGCAACCGTTACTTCATACTGTCCTGGTGCTATCCTTCCAGGTTCCGTGTTGTTATAATCTACTTTCATATCATTACGCTCCTTTTATTTTTACTTGATATGCCTTAAGCCTGCTTTCATCAATCGTGCACCCCAGCTTCCGGTATACTGCTTTCCTGCTCCGGTACTGGCTCACGCACAGCCCTTCCTGTTCGTCCACAAAATCATATACGACAGGCTTTCCTTTCCCTTCTGCGGGACGCATGATACGCCCCACAGCCTGCTGTATGGCCACCTTGTCCCGGTGCGGGGTCAGCAGGTACAGCTGCTCCAGCCTTGGAATGTCAAGCCCTTCCTTAGCCAGTGAGTATGTAGCGAACAGGACGCGGGACTCTCCTGCTTTCATGCGTTCCAGCGCTGCCTGTCGGGCTTTCCGGCTGCTCTGCCCGCAGATATACTCTACACCGTCCATCATTCCGTCCAGCTCCCCGGCCAGGCGCTGCAGCTGCTCCAGGCGATCCCCCAGTACAAGCGCCGGCCGTTTTTCATTGGCCAGATATTCCATAATGGCCAGATTCCGCTCCGGCGCGTCCACCATATCGCTCAACATAGCGCCAAACTCCAGCGTTGTGTCTCCCTGGTACCGGTATCCGGTCGGGACTGCTATCACTTCTGGCGCAATCACGTTCCCGGCCTGGTTCAGTTCTTCCTGGTGGACTTCATACAGTTTCTTTCCCAACAGATAATACATCCCTTTGATAAGTCCGTCTGAGCGGTGTTCAGAGGCTGTGACGCCGATCCGGTACAGTGCCGGAAGATGCTCCAGCACATGCTCAAACATGCCTAGTTTGGAATCGCTCATAAATGCCCGGTGGCATTCATCCACCACCACGGTACCAAACCGGCGGCCGATGCTGTCCAGGTCCTTACCCTTAAGGCTCTGGACCGTGGAGAAGGTAATGTGGCTGCCGATGGTATACTTCCCTCCGCCAATGATACCGTACTCCCCTTCCTGCAGGTGTAGCTTTCCCCGGGCCCGTTCCAGTGACTGGTTTAGCAGGTCATTGGTATGGGTAATCCACAGGGCCGGCTGTCCCAGTTCTGCAATCACCTGCAGTGCGGTCTCCGTCTTCCCGGCCCCGCAGGGCATCACAATGATTCCCTGTTTTCCGGTCCGGACGGCCTGGATGGCCGGGGCCTGGTATGGACGCAGCCTGATATCCGACCGGAACGGTACCGGGCTGCATTTATTCATGCGGTGTTCATACAGGCGCAGGTCCGGATACATGTCCCACACATCCTTAAGCAGTCCCCGGGGCAGGATCAGCCTCCCGTCATACCATGAATAGAATACAATGCTGGACGGTATGCTCCATGGACGGCGTCCCATGTTCAGCAGCTTTGCATAGGCTGGGTTGGCCATGACCAGATGGTCGTTGCACCAGGTAATGAACTCCTGCGGCGGCTGTTCCACGCAAATCACGCTGTCCACGGTTATCCTCACGGTTCCAGCCTCCCTTCCGGCATGGCGGAGAGTCTGACAAACACGTATGGCTGCCCCCTCTTGCTGTATGACTTATTCACAATCAGCTCCACCACCTGGGAATCATCCTTATAGGCTATTCCGTTCAAACTGTCCAGGACAATCTTGGCAATGTTGTCCGCGTCCGGTTTTTTGGTCGGATAGATGCGGTCCAGAAGCATGGCGCCCTGCCTGCTTTTGCTGGTGCTCTTGGGTATCTCATGATACACTTCCAGCTGGGCCCGTACCGGCTTGTCGAACAAATCCACGGTACCTGAGGCGGCCGCCTCCCTGAAGCACAGCTTTACCAGGTTCTCATACTGGACGGTTTCCTTCGGCGTATAGGTAATCCCTGCCCGGGTGACCCGCGGACGGGCCTTTCCCCGGACCGGGCCTGGAATTTCAAATGCAATGACATTAAGCATAGGGAGCACCTCCTGTAGCCACATATTCCGCCGCCTTGGCCTTGATGGGTTCTATATCCTTCTGGCGTATTTCAGATGGGTTGTTGTATCCAAAGGCCTTATACGCGGCCTGCAGGGTTTCCGGGAGCTCCCTGTATGGTTTTGACAGCTCTGTCCACTGTTCCTTCGTGATTGGCTTCTCTCCCTGCAACTTTGCCGGGTCTACCCCGTCATCCAGCCAGGCCTTGAGCTGGCGCCCCAGCTCCGGGGTGATAATCTCCCCAAACTTGTCCAGGAAGGTCACATCCTTACTGGCCGTGGCGATGTGGCTCCTGGCAATGTCCAGGACGATATCAAACTCATACTCTGTGTCATCCCTCTGTACAGGAGCCAGGCCCACCTTCACCGGCTGGGTTTTCCCGCGCTCATTCTCCTGCATCACATAATCCATTTTGGAGCGCATGGTCACAATCATGTGACATTCCACAGCCAGGATCGTATTGACCAGACTGTTCTGAACCTTCCCGGCCTCGTTCCATGCCGTATAACTGTTCTTTCCTGCCTGGGCGGCAATCTTATCCTTCACATCCAGGACACCGCCCTCGTTGTTCCAGGCATGCGAGAAGCTGTCCACTATCACGGCTCCATCCGGCCCGACAAGAGACGCGGCCTCCTTCACCAGGGACGTATACTGCTCCGCTGTATAGGGAGGATAAAGGGGGCAGTACAGGAACTTTCCCGTCCCAAGGTCCGTCCTGTTCGCATACATCCGTGCCCTTTCATGTTCCGTATCAATGACGGCAATCCTGCTCCAGTCCCCGGTAAGCCCGTATGCTATATACAGGGCGCCCAGGGTCTTCCCTGCACCAGATACTCCTGTGAGCGCCATCCGGAGCTTGCTTTTCGCACGTACAACTTCCTGAAAATTTCCCATACGCTACACCTCCACCTTGAATTCCGCCGGCGTCTCTTCAATCCGGATGCACTCCACCAGCTCTCCGGTATCCTTGATAACCGGATGTTTTCCCTGGGACAGGTCCAGAAGCTTCTTTAATTCTCCCCACCTTGCTTTTTCCTCCGTCTTGATGTAATCCGGCATCCCGCTTTCCTTTAAGTATTCCACAAGTTCATCCTCTTCATAGACAGGCTTGACCTTCGGAAGTTTCAGGACCAACGACCCGGACAGCAGGCGGTAGCTTTCCTGTGTCTTTGTCTTACGGTGGGGAACCTGCATGAAATAGCTGCCAAGGAGGGAACGCAGATAGGAGGTTCTCTGGTTGAAACGCCGCTCTGCCGCCTCAACCTTCTGTTCAATCCTGGCTGTCTGTTCTTCGGCCAGCTCCCGGATACGGTTAAACTCCTGCTTTTCCTCATCTATTTTCCGGATAGCCCAGTCTGCCTTATTGTCATCATCAATCACAAAGGCTTTCTTCTCTTGTGGCGCTTCCTGTCCGTCGTCCGCTGCGGCAGTCTTCTCTATCTCCTCGGATACAACCACATCCCACTCCTGTTCCTGCAGGGCCATGGCCTCCTCTTCCATCATGGTCTTATCTATCTTCATCTTCATCCTCCTCATCTCCTAAAAATCCGTCCAGATACGGGTCAAATATGACCTGCTTAAGTGCATTCGCCACCCTGTCATCCTGGCGGCTTGGCAACAGGAGCAGCGTGGTTGTCTCATTGTGCCAGATAAGACCTCCGGACATGTCCTCCCTATAGCACGGGTTCCCGGGCAGCTCCTCCTGATTAAAGTCGATGGCTTCCAGATTAATCAGGTCCAGAAGTTCCTTCCTGACATGGCAGAGTTCCCCATTAAGGTTAGACTGTATCAGGCCGTATAGTTCATCGTTCCGTTCTTCATAGACATTGGTCCAGAAGGCTGGGCGCCCGGACATCCGGTACCGCTGGATCAGATGGATGCTGCGGCCTTCTCCGGTATCCATCTCATACTGCGGGCTTGGGTTCTCCTTGGAAATCGTGAGGATTTCCCCTTCTGCAGGGAGGATTCCGGCCAACTCAATGATGAGTGATTTCACGATATTCGGCATCCCGTCATGCATGATATGTATGATCCATGTGCTTCCCATAATTGAGTAACCGCCATCGATGTTGCCGATGGTCAGTCTCACATCCTTGTACTCCCGCTTCATCAGCTTCTTTAACTGAGTGCTGTTAATGAACATGTTTTTCATCCTCCTTCCCAGCCAGAGTCTCATCAATATGTTCCAGCATGTATGTGTTCGCCCCATCCCGGAAGGCTTCCATGAATTTCCCCATGGCCTTACAAGCCCCCTCCGGCTGCTCATCATGCAGTTTGATTAACATATCCTTGACGGACCGGGCCAGTATAGTCACAGCATCCCGGCGGCTCATCCTGTCAACAAGAGAAATGTTCTGTATGCAGTATTCCGTACCAATCAGCGATTCCTCCGTCTGTTTCACCGCAATAACAAACACTGCATTGCTTTCACTAATCCGGATTTCCTCCAGGCTTCCTTCAAAATCATGACTGATTATTCCTTTTATCATCTTGCAATCTCCTTTTGAATCCCTTATACTAAGGGTGTGCTAAACTATTTGTCCATGGGCCTCTTGCGGTTGCCGCCGCTGGGGTCCATCTTTTTATAATCTTTCAATATATAAATCTGTTCATCAGCAGGTAATGCGGGGTCATTGATTGCGCGTCCCATACCGTTAATAATGCCGATGGAGGCATATTCTTCTCCATATTCCGCACACCATTCATGTAACAGGTCCACAATGGCCTCTAAGTCATCGTTCTTTTTCATCGTTCGCCACCTCCCTACTCCTTGACATAGACAGACTTGGTATC